CTTCTTTGAATCCTGCAGTGCCTTTTCGAAAATTATCTATTACAGTAAATTTATCAGATCCAAAAGATTACAAAGGTGGTAACTTTGAAATAAAAAGTCCACAAGGGCAAGAACTAAAAATGCCTATAGGACAGCTAAGAAAAAGAGGTACGGTTATAATATTTCCTTCTTTCTTGCAACACAGAGTTACTGAAGTCACAGAGGGAACACGATACTCACTGGTTCAGTGGTACAACGGTCCCGAGTTTAAATAGGAGATAACATGGCAAATCATGTATCAAATTATATTACTGTAATAGGAAACGAAGCAGTAATGGATAAGTTTGCAGATCAAGTAGCAAACAAAACAGTGGAAAGGGAAATCACTAATTGGGAAGACAAACCAATGACAATTCAAGAGCATGTTGGTATTGATGAGTTATCTTTTATGCCAAAGTATGATGAAGATGATTCTTATAATTGGTACTGTGATAATGTAGGAGCAAAGTGGGCACACATCGAAGATGGTGCTGAAGACTATGTAAATATAGTATCGGCATGGTCACCAGTAAGTGATTTTTGTCAACATCTAGTAGGGTATTTATCACAAGTAGACCCAAATGTAATACTTAGGCATCAGTATGAAGATGAGTTTAGAAATTTTGTCGGAATACAAATTCATTGGGCAGACGAGGGAACACCAGATTCTGACTATGAAGAAATAGAAGATGCAGAAATGGGCGAAGCAATGTTAGAAATGTTTCCAGATTGGGAAGAAGATGACTTTGATCATTGGGACTACCATGAAAAGTATGATTGTGTACCTGGCGAAGCATTTGACGATTATGTTTGGAACTGGATGGAGGAACAATGGGAAGATTTATACAGTCCTTTCAAAAATCTAGCAGAAGAAAAAGAAGGAAGTTTTTATGGTTATAACGAAAAGAACGACAATTACGTTCATGGGTTGGATGACTAATGATATACAAGAGAAAAGATATGCCACAAGTGCATATGACGGATATTGAACGATCTGATTTTTCTTTTACAGTAAAAAGTATACGCTATGTAGACTTGTTACCGACACAAAAAGACAGAGATCCTAAGGTTGCCAAGAAGATGGAAATGCGTCTCAGCGGTGGATTTTATAGAAACCCAATAAAAGTATGTCCTGCTAAAGCTGGAAAATACTATATTATAAATGGGCATCATAGGTATGACTTTCTATCGAAAAGATACATGGACGATACCGATGATGCATATATGAATCATTGCGAGTGCGTAGTCATCAATGCAAACTTAGAGGACATTTTAAATTATTTTAGATAATTAACTCGAAGGGCGACCATAACTTTTAAATTTATGGATTCTCCCAGCCATATACCTTGGTTCGCCCTTTAGAGTTTTTACATAAACAAGGACACAATGAAGGCAGTATTAAGCAACAGAATATACATAGAGTGCAGTAACGAGTATCAAGAGTATCTCGATAAAGAGCTCACATACAGTATACCGCCTCGTAGACCTACAGATCCGCCTATCATTATTAAGAATATGGGCGTAGTGAGAGCAGGTTTAGTGACCTTACCAATCGGGAGAACGGACTTAATTCCAAATGATTACGAGATAGTTGATAAGCGTGTTGAGATACCAACTGAACCTCTTGACTTTAAGTTCACTTTACGAGACTCTCAACAGTCCGTATATGATGAAGTCGAAGGCAGTTGTATAATTAACGCTTGGGTAAGTTGGGGAAAGACATTTACTGCGTTAGCTATCGCAAATAAATTACAACAGAAAACTTTAATTGTTACTCACACTTTAGCATTAAGAGGACAGTGGGAAAAAGAAGTACAAAAAGTTTTCGGGGTTACGGCGGGTGTGATTGGCTCAGGGAAGTTTGAGATCGATTCCCCCTTTGTCGTTGGAAATGTGCAAACTTTGTATCGAAATATCGACAAAATCACAAAGGAGTTCGGTACTATTATACTTGATGAGATGCATCATGTAAGTAGTCCAACTTTTACACGAATTATTGATGCTTCGAGAGCAAAGAATAAAATTGGTTTAACAGGAACCTTGCAACGAAAAGATGGAAGACATGTAGTCTTTCGTGATTACTTTTCGAGTACTGTTTTTAAACCACCAAAAGAGAATTATCTTACACCAAGTGTAGATATTATAAACTCTGGTATTCGTTTCATGGATGGCAATGTTGACTGGGCTACAAGAGTCAACAATCTTGCTTTTGATTGGGAGTACCAAAACATGATCGGTATACTTGCCGCAAGTTATGCAGCAAAAGGTCATAAAGTTCTAGTAGTAGCCGATAGAGTGGATTTTCTAAAGAGCTGTGCAAGGCTCGTAGGAGACAATGCAATCTGCGTAACTGGAGATATTCCACACCAGCAGAGAGCAGAGATGGTTAAGGAAATCTTTACTGACAAAGATGTTCTATTTGGAACACAAAGTATCTTCTCAGAAGGTATCAGTTTAGATTGCCTTAGTTGTCTCATTTTAGGGACGCCCATAAATAATGAGCCTTTGCTCACACAGTTAATTGGGCGAGTAATAAGAATGTATGACGGAAAACAACAGCCGAAAGTGGTAGATATTAACTTACATGGTCGAACAGCTAGAAAGCAAGCTTCGGCGAGAAGGGGATATTATATGCGACAGGGTTATGAAGTTTTTGAAGTATAGCATGAAAAAATATATCTTGACACGGAGTTAAAAGTTTGTTATAATATGTTATTCTATAATTGGGAAAAAGTAAAAAGGGAAAGCAAAGGGAGTGTCAAAGATATTTTGACAATACTTCATATACTTACTTATAAGCTACCACCAGTGAATAGACATGATAGAATATATAAATTCTGGACTAAAAGTTTTCATGGGGATTCGTTCCTAGTAAACCCAGAGGCGTTATTCATTCAGCGTAGGAGATATTCAGATGGCGAGATTGCACAATATGCAGGTATCGCATCTTTGCGTAATTATTTTGAATATCAGAAAAACAAAGATACCACATTAGACCTCCTTCACTTTACAGGGAACGAGGACAGTATTAAAAACAATAGATTACTACGAATAGAAAATGACAGAATACATTTTTTGTTTGAAGAAATCACTTTAAAGGAATTAAAATGGCAATAAAATTTAATCAAACCAAGGGCGAAGCCCAAAAAAATAAAATCGACAGTTATCAATATGTCGAAGGCGACAACAAAGTAAGAATGGTTGGGGATATGCTTCCTCGCTATGTTTACTGGTTGAAAGGCGAAAACGGTAAGAATTTACCATTCGAGTGTCTATCATTCGATAGAGACGCAGAAGCATTTACTAACCAAGAAAAAGACTGGGTGAGAGAGTATCATCCTGAACTTAAATGTGGTTGGTCTTATGCAATCCAATGTATCCACGATGGAAAAGTTAAAGTACTAAACTTAAAGAAAAAATTACTCGAGCAGATAATGGTTGCAGCAGAAGATCTTGGCGATCCAACTGATCCAGTAACTGGTTGGGATGTTTACTTTAAGAGAGTTAAGACTGGACCAATGGCTTACAATGTTGAATATCAACTACAGGCTCTTAAATGCAAACCTAGAGCTTTAGACGATGCTGAGATGGAACTCATCGCAGATCTTAAGTCAATGGACGAAGTACTTACTCGACCAACAGCGGATGCTCAAAAAGAACTACTTGACAGATTACGTGAAGGAGCTAGTAACTCTACTCCTGACGAAACAGTCTCAGAAGAATTTGATATTACTTAGGAGATAATTATGTTAACAGTAGGAGATACATTTCCAAACTTTTCTATGCAAGGTGTAAATGAAACAAATGACATCATTGATGTAGATGTATTGCTGAACGAATGGACAGTAATGTATTTCTACCCAAAAGATTTCACTTTCATTTGTCCTACCGAGATAGCAGCAATGGACACTTTAGATGTCGAAGCTGATGTTATTGGTGTAAGTGGAGACAATGAATTTTGCAAAATTGCTTGGAAAAAAGACAATGCTCTTATTAGAGAAATTAGACATATTCTAGCGGCCGACTGCGGTCTAAAGCTTTCTCATGAACTAGGAATAGTTGACGAGGAGAATGGAGTATGTTATAGAGCAACTTTCATAATTGATCCTGAAGGAACAATTCAACATGTATCAGTAAATGCGTTAGATACAGGTAGAAACGCAGAAGAAATATTACGAACACTACAAGCTTTAAAAGCTGGTGGTCTTACAGGATGTTCTTGGACACCAGGAGACGAATTCGTAGCATGATTCTATTCACTGCAGATTGGCATATTAAGTTAGGTCAAAAGAATGTACCCCTGCCTTGGGCTTGCTCTAGGTATGGGATGTTCTTTGAACAAGTTCATGACCTTGAAAAAACAGTTGATCTGCACATCATTGGTGGGGACTTATTTGATAGAGTCCCCAGCATGGATGAACTTACACTTTACTTTGACTTTGTAAAGGGTGTCACAGTGCGGACTATTATATTTGATGGTAACCACGAAGCAACTCGCAAAAACAAAACATTTTTTACAAATTTAAAAAAAGTCACAGAACAATTAAATCCACTAGTAAAAGTTATAGATCAAACGATTGTAGATGATTTTAGTGGTTATGCAATACTGCCTTATGCAGATTTGCATAGAAAGAAAAGTATTGAAGATATAAATACAGAAGTATTATTTACTCATGTTCGTGGAGAGATACCACCTCATGTACAACCTGAAGTAGATTTATCACGCTTTGATAAATTCAAAGTAGTATTTGCAGGAGACTTACACGCACACAGTAATACACAAAGAAACATAGTATATCCTGGTAGTCCAATGACTACAAGTTTTCATAGAAACAATGTGGAAACAGGATATTTGATGATAGATGATAACGATGGGTTTCAATGGACATGGCATCCATTTCATTTACCACAGTTAATTCGTAAAACAGTCACAGATCCTAGTGAGATGAAACAAACAATGTTTGACCATACAATATATGAAATTGAAGGAGATGTGTCTGATTTAAGTAATATCAAAAATAGTGAATTACTTGATAAAAAAGTTATAAAAAGAAAGACAGAAGCCACTCTAATATTAGGCAAAGAGATGACAATGGAAGAAGAATTAGGAGAATACCTAAGTTATATATTAGAGTTAGATGATAGTAAAGTTAAAAATATTTTAGGAGTGTTTAGTGATTACGCTAAAGAAGTTACAATGGAGTAATTGTTTTAGCTATGGCGAGGAAAATGAATTAAATTTAGATGAATCCATAGTTACACAATTAGTCGGCACAAATGGAGCAGGTAAAAGTTCTATTCCTTTGATTCTTGAAGAAGTATTATTCAACAAAAACTCAAAAGGAATTAAAAAAGCAGAAATACCAAATCGTGAAGTCAACAAAGGCTATGATATATCTTTGTCTTTTGATGTTGTGGATGATGAGTATAAAATTGAAGTTGCTCGTAGAGGTAATATAAAAGTAAAACTCTACAAGAACGGAGATGATATATCCAGTCATACAGCTACAAATACATATAAGACACTAGAAGAAATTATTGGTATAGACTTTAAAACTTTCTCACAGATTGTTTATCAAAATACCAATGCTAGTTTGCAATTCTTGACTGCCACAGACACTAATCGTAAAAGATTCTTAATTGATTTGTTACAGCTAGATAATTATGTAAAATACTTTGAAGTTTTTAAAGAATTATCACGAAATTTAGCTGGAGATGTTTCAAACATACAAGGGAAAATTGACACAATCGATAAGTGGTTATCCGATAATTATTTGGAAGATACATCACTACTATCGAAATTAGAATTACCATTTTACTCAGAGGAAGATGAAGAGTCTTTACGTTCTTTACAATTAGAATTCCAAAATATTTCAGAAATTACGAAAAAAATTAACCAAAATAATTTATACAAAAGCCAGTTAGAGTCCATAGATTTAGGACTAGCGAAAGAGTATGTTGATAATAATGAATGGCAAGATACAGAACAGTTAGTACAAGATATTGGAGAAATAAAATCAAGGGGTGCACAAGAAGTACGCATGGTTAAAAAGTACATGGACTTACAAGAGCTAGACGATGCTGGATGTCCGACTTGCGGACAAGATATAGATTTAGCATTTATAAGACAGGAGCTCCACAAACATCAAACTGCTCGCACAGCTTACTCTGAAAAATTAGAAGAAGCTAATGATAGACTTGCTGATATAAATGATGCAAATAAAATGCTGAAACAAATGGAACAAAAGATAAATAGTTGGGAAGAAATATATAGAAGTATAGACCAAACTTTACCTTTAGAAGTTCCAGACTCTGAAGAAATACAAGACAAAATAATCAAATTGAAAGAAAGAATAAGTAATAGACAAGAAAGAGTAAACGAAGTAATCGAAGAAAATGAGCGGAGAGAAAGACACAATACTCGACTTTCAATTATTGAAGAACAACAAACAGA